GTAGGTGTTGGCACGACATCACCGAGCGCGAAGTTGGATGTGAATGGAAACATACAAGGTAATCTACTTACATTAAATGGTGTAAATCCCCAAGTAGTAGTAGATACCTCCGACGGTTCAGATAACAAAGTCTTAACCCTGGCCGGGGGTGGAGCGACTGCAGCAACAAGAGGTGCACGAATAAAGCTGTATGGAAATGAAGCAGCAACGAATCCTGGCAGTATAGAGTTCATACCCGGTACGGGGGGAAACAACATATTCACCGGAGGGAATGTGGGAATTGGTATTACCAACCCGCAAGCGACGTTAGACCTCACTACCACCTCCTCTAATCCAGAATTCCGCTTGGGGCTCCCTGACTCGCGGAACCTAGTCATAGGCCAGTCCAAGCGCGCGAACTTCAACAACATTCTTATCGGCAGGAATCTTCATGGCGACCCAAGCGACACTGACGCGTATAAGACTATAGCGGCGTCATCCGGTGCTGTTGTTGGGTATGGCGGCATGGAGTTCGACTATAACGGCGATACGCAATTCTTCGCATCCGGCGATACGGTAACAGCCGGCGGGACGGTCACTCCGACATCACGGCTTACCATTCAGGGTTCGACGGGGAATGTGGGTATTGGTACTACTAATCCTTCCCAGAAGCTTGAAGTGAACGGCAAGGTGAAGATAGGGGCGTACACACTGCCAAGTACAGACGGGACCGAGAATCAAGTACTTCAGACAGACGGCTCCGGCACAGTCAGCTGGGCTACGGTGTCCGGAAGTGGCGCGCCAGAAGGAGCATCTTCAACGATTCAGTACAATGCGAACGGATCATTCGCGGGGAGCTCAAGCCTCACTTTTGACGGATCGAAGCTCACTGTCACTAACGATGCCACGATAGGTGGGCTTACGATTGGCACAGGGAATTCGAGTATCTCTACCAACACTGCGCTTGGCGCATCCGCGCTTAACGCAAACACGACAGGCGCATATAACACGGCTGTTGGCTATTTCACACTATATTCAAATACCACAGGTCAATCCAATCTCGGAAACGGGTACGGCAGCCTTTACCAGAATACGACAGGTGATTCGAATACGGGATTTGGCACGTACTCTCTTTTCGGAAACACGACAGGAGATGGGAACACAGCCATAGGTCTTAATTCCTTGTACGGGAATACGATCGGGTCCAACAATACCGCGCTCGGTTCTGCTGCGGGACGGTACATCGCAGATGGCTCGACTGCCAATAGCTCATCCACTGACTCGCTCTATATCGGATACAATACCCGCGCGCATGCAAACGGCGACATGAACGAGATCGTCTTCGGGAATTCTTTAACGGGCAACGGTTCGAATACGGCAACGATCGGCAATGATGACATAACGGATACGTATCTTGCAGGAAACTTGAGGATTCCTGGTGCATTCATGCCCGGAGGAGACGCCGGAACATCAGGATATGTACTTACCTCGGCCGGTGCCGGAAGCGCTCCGACTTGGGAGCCTACCACAACCGCAGGAACGGGCCTCACTCTCACCGGAGGCGCGTTCTCGGTCAATACGAGCCAGAATATCTCTACCCTTTCGAATCTCACGACTGCCGGATTCGTAAAGACCGATTCCTCAGGTGTACTCTCGGTAGACACGAGTTCGTACCTTACGGAGAACCAGACGATTACTCTTTCGGGTGATATATCTGGTTCAGGAACGACCGCCATCACCACAACCATCGGCGCGCTCAAAGTTCTCGGTTCGATGATTGCCAATGCGACCATCGACCTGACCACCAAGATCACCGGCATCCTTCCGATAGCCAATGGCGGCACGAACATCGCCTCATATTCGGTCGGCGACATGCTCTATGCTTCAGCTTCCGGCGTTCTATCGAAGCTCGGCATAGGCGATGACGGTCAAGTTCTGACCGTAGCAGACGGCGTACCAACGTGGCAGGATGCTCCAGGCGGCGCTGCAACTCTCGACTATCAGGATTTCACCTCAAGCGGTACCTGGACGAAGCCTTCAGGAATTTCCGGCGATGAGATGGTTGTTGTACAAATGTGGGGTGGCGGAGGCGGCGGAGGCGGCGGTATAACATCAAATGGTGCAGGCGGAGGGGGTGCAGGTGGAGCGTATAACTACACTATCGTGCCAATCTCATCGCTCGGAAGTACTGTTTCTGTCACGGTCGGAGCAGGAGGAATAGGTAGTACCGGTGCCGGAACTGCTGGTGGAGCCTCTTCGTTCGGAAGTATTAAAGTATACGGAGGAGGAGGAGGTTCACAAGGAGCTGCATCAGGCGGAGGCGGCGGAGGCGGTGGTGGTCTTTTGGGAATTGGTGCAAATGGCAGCACTTCAAACGCCGGTACTGGTGGCCTTCCCGCAACTGTAATTTCTACGACGAATTACGCATTTGAATCAGGTGGAGCACAGGGAAGCGTTCATTACAATGGAGGCACCGCAGGCGGTGCGATCAACGGCGGCGGAGGCGGCGGAGGCGGCGGCGTATCTAATTGTGATGACGGAGAAGACGGGGGTATTTCGATACGTGGCGGAGGCGGCGGAGGCGGCGGTGATGCAGGCTGTGGTGGCGGTGCAGGTGGAGTGAGCGAAACAGCAGGTTCAGGAGGAACGGGAACTTCGGGGACAGGAGGCGCTGGTTCGATTCCTGCCGGCGGCGGAGGCGGTGGTGGTGTTACAGGCGGTGCCGGAGCATCCGGTGAAGTACGCATCTGGGTTATCTAACGAAATTCGCACGATATGCCCCCGCGCCCCTACACCAACCGCGAACTCGACGAGAAATTCAGCGACCTTAATCGTCGCCTCTTCCACGATGAGGATGTATACTCTCAATGCGGTCGGCTGACGGGCTGTAATCGGGCAGAGGGGCCAGACCCCCTCTGCCCGTCCGCATTTATAGTCTTAATTCGTCTGGGAATTATGCAAAATGCACATTCGTTCGAACGGTATTTAATTGTTTCTAAAGGTCTTCAGCCGATTACGGTAAAAGGATATGTTGGGGCGGCAGATCGCTTCACCAGAGTAGTAGGAGAGAATCCCTCGCACAAACGTGTCGAGGGATTCGTCTTTGAACTCTATACTTCCAATTACTCATATAGTCATAAGCTCAATACCGTGCTCGCCATCGAGCAATACATGGCCTTCATCGAGAATCCGATAAAGCTCGGTCGACAAAAGAAGCCACGGCCGATGGTGAAAGATACGCTTACTGAAGCTGAAGTTACCCGACTCCTCTTCAATACGAGGAATGTGCGCGAGCACGCCATTCTCTGTATCCTCGCCTACTCCGGCATCCGCAACCAAGAGATCTGCAATCTGCGCGTAAAAGACTTCAGTATCCCTGAGAACGTCATACGCATCTATCGCGGGAAGGGAATCAAGGACGGCGTATCAGAAGTCACCCCTGAATGCTCTCGCTCGGTAATGGAATATCTTGCTGCGTTTCCACGCACGGCTGATGATCTGCTCTTTACGACGCTCGTTCGCGGCAATCAACTCTGCACGCAAGATGTTAGAAAGCTCGTAAAGGTGGTGGCAAAAAGGGCGAGAATGACGAAGCGCGTATATCCGCACCTCTTCCGGCACTCTATGACGGCCAATATGATTCTGCGTGGCGCAGATATTGTATCGCTACGCAATCAGTTGCGACACACGCTCCTTGAAACGACTCTCCACTATGCGAATTCAATCGTATTCGTGGAGAGGAACCAGTATCAGAAATTCGCGCCAAGCTATATATAGCGATGTTCCGAATTAAAGCCGTCCGGAAGGACGGCTTTTGGTTTGCGTGATGTCGGAATATTTACGCCCTATAAAAGAGCGATTTCGCTAGACTTAGCGTAATGAGTCAGCCTGCGAATACCTTTCACTTCGGTGGCAAACCAATAAAGCCTGACAGTAGAGATCTTTCCTATCTTCGTACTTTCAAGCCGAAATTAGGCAGCACCGAGCCTATTCCTGATGAGATAAGTGCAGACGCAGGTTTTCCAATACCGGACCAGAACAAGCCTAATCCAGTATTCGGCATTCCTGCGCAACCGTATGGCTGCACCAATTACACGACTTGCTCAGTTTGCTCCGACGAGGATGGCGTGCAATACAACCCTGGCTTTCAGGAGTCTCTGACTGGCGCGAACGCGCGAGGCGGGTACGACATTCGCGATTCACTCCTAACCGCCGTGAATACAGGCGTGCAGGCGCTCGGAGAAAGGTCAGAGGAAGCAGGGAAGCATAAGCGTGCTGCCGTTTTCCGTGTCGGTCGTTATCCTGATTTCTTCGATGGTATTCGTACGGTTATAGCGCATAGCAAGCGACCGGTGTCGGTGGGTACGCCTTGGTTTCCGGAATGGTCTCGGTACGTAGTAAAGGGTGCTATCGCTCCGGACTTCCTCTTCGACGGGAATCCGAACCACTACGGCTGGCACGACTGGGAAATATCCAAAGCAACTCGGTACGACACCCAGGGAAAACTGATCCGTGATGGAGAAGTATTTCTTGTGGGGAAAACGTGGCAGGGAGAAGAGCCATACGATCGAGGGTTGATGTATTTCGATAGAGCAACAATTAACAAGATATTCGAGATACTTTGGTGCGGTATTTTCACGGTAGCAAAAGAGTTCGATGGAGAAGTCGAGACTGTTGGCGAGAAGTATATTTTCTCGCGCAATCTAGGGTATGGAATGTTCGATATGGATGTTGAGGCACTTCAGTTGTCGCTTATCTCCCTCGGGTATTCGATTCCTGACGGGCCGACGACGTATTTCGGGCCGGAGACAAGGGCGGCACTCGAAAAGTTCCAAACAGATTTCGGTATACGCGACGATGGTACTCATTTCGGTCCGCTCACTCGCCAGGCGATGAATATTCTTACCAATCCTGCCCAGAGCCGCGTTGGGGCCACTTCTCTCATTGATTCCATTACTGACGCAGTCGCACGTCTTATCTCCCGCGTATGTGGAAATGGATAGAGAACATCATGCGTCTTCTGGCCGCTTTACTTAAATGGGATATGCAGCAAGAACCTCTTACACCCGAAGTACCTTCCGAACCGGATACGCCTGCGCCGATTGCTCCGGCTCCTGAAGCTGTCCCCGCGCCGGTTGAGAAGCCGAGCGACTACTTGACCACTATCGTTCCCTGGACGAGCAAGAAGGCTAATTTCCATAACGTGCGAGTCATCTGCGACCAGGAAGGCCTGACCCTCGTGCAGAAGAATACGCTCTGCGCTTGCGTCTACCAGGAGTCACGCTTCCTCACCAATCCCACGCCGAACAAGAACAGAGATCCGGAGACGGGAGAAGTGTGGTCGACCGATTACGGCATCGTGCAAGTGAACGACCATTACAACATCGGTCCGGGAATGCCATTCCCGTCCGTGCAATACGTGCTCGATAATCCTGAAGCCTGCGTACGCTGGATGGCGAAACATCTGAAGAGAACCTCCGGACTATCTCTGTGGGCAAGCTGGACGAGCGGCGTATATCGCGAGTGGCTTGCTAAGGATTCGCCTATGTGGGAACTCATGACATACGACTATGAGGATCTCGCTACGTAGGACTCGGAAATGTGCGGGTGTGCACGGACACCTGCACGTTTCCGCGCCTTACGCGGATTTATCCCTTAATCCAATTACATGGCACCAAGTTATATCGCTGCTGCAGTAATGCTTATCGCGGCTATTTTCCCGCACGTTTCCGCAACTGATATTGAGACGACCATCCGCACGATTATCGAGATCGCAGGCTCTATAGTCGTCCTTATCCATCAGCTTTCAAGCGGACAATCTACGCTCTTTGGGGCTACGCCAAGCCGTCGCTGGTAGGCGGACCCGTTCGTGAGCGTCGGGAGAAGAGCTCTCAAGCATATTGAAAGGAGTAGAAATGAGGTATTGCATCAACTGCGGCGCGCCTGGCTTCGGTGAGGAGTGCAGCGCCGGATGCGGCGGACATACCTATCCGCATCCTGAGAATCATGCGCGATGGGCTATGGCACAGCCGAACTTCAAGATGCCGAGGGAGCGCGCGCAGCTTCCCATCCATCCGAGCGACGGGAAATGAGGCGCTATATACTCGTCGGATACGTCGTATTCGTCGTGATGCTCGCCCTCATCGTCCACGTGCTCAAGCACAGGAGGTGAAATATGTCGTATGCACATGTTCTGTGTTACGTGTCGGCAGCGCTGGCCCTGGGGAAGTATGCCCAGATGCTCTGGCGGTCGCTGCCATCCAATACCTATTTCCGTCGAGGAGCCTAAGAATCCGCGGGTCATACCTGAAAAGTATCCTGCGCTCTACGTTCCGAAACGATTCCAATTTCAATAGGAAGGAGGTGATCTCGATCAACTGACCACGCTGCTTATGAGGCGTGGTCTTTGTATCGCTTGACACTTTTTCTATATAGGCGTAAGAAGAAACCGTACTTTACTAGCTAACCGCCGCCGCCCCGTAAAGAGGCGACTGCTACCGGCGGGGCAGCTTGTCGAAGGGCATTATCATACCGGCCAATAGAGCGGTATGATGGCCTTACGCCCGCCTCCGGGAGATCGGAGCGGAAACGGCATAGCGCAGGGATGGCTATTGCGCCTCCAGCCCCGATGTAGCAGTCGGGGCTTTGTGCTTGTATGGATATATACCTGACAGGACTGCGCGAAGAGATGGTGCGTGAAGGACGTTCTTTAGAGACTATCGCAAAGTACGCGAAGGATCTCCGGCGGTATTTCTTTCTTTGCAATATCTCCTCTCCAGAGGAGATAACGATGGATGCAGTAAAGAGATATGTGCTTCGCTTACGCGAAGAGGAGCACTCGACCGGGCATATAGCTAACGTGCTCTGGGCGCTCAAGCGGTTTCTTAAATACCTGAATGAATCTGGTCGCATAGACACCGTATGGCATGTCTCAATCCCGCATGTGGACGCGCCGGACGCGGTAGACTTCATAGAGCGAGACGAACTCAATTTGATTATCGAAGCGCTCGATGCACAAAGCCTAAATGATCTCCGTATGCGCACCTTCATCGAGGTTATGACGAATACTGGCCTGCGACCTTCAGAAGCTTTACGGCTCACGCGCGATGACGTACGCGACCGGAAAGAGATAGAGATAGTTGGCAAGGGAAAGAAGAAGCGGTCAGTGTATTTTAACGACTCGGTACATATATGGGTAGAGAAGTATCTCGAGCAGCGCACGGATGAATTACCGAATCTGTTCGTGGTGCATTCCAAAACAGCTCGACCGGCAAGTCTTCGGTATATGGAGAATCAGTTCAAACAGCTCCTCGCGCGCGCAGGTATCCAGAAGCATTACGTGCTTCACACCATGCGACACAACTACAGCACGAACCTCCTCATCAATGGCTGTCCGATAGAATACGTGGCGGTACTGCTCGGCCATTCAAAGGTGGAAACGACCCGCCGCCATTACATTGCTATCCGTCAAAAGCACGCAAAAGACGCCCATTTCCGCTACTTAGTTCCTGCCATTCAGTCGGCAAGTATGGTATAATCCTGCCAATGCCCGTTCCGAAGAAAGACCTTGAAATGGCTCGTATTACTCAGGAGCTACGCGAACAAGGATATACATATAGAAAGATAGCGTTCATATTGAATCGTTCGCTTAAAACCGTGTATCGGTGGTCTAGATACGAGCTCAATTCTCTATCCACACCCGGTCCTGTACACGTAGGCAAGTAGGAAGTATATTGTACTTAGTCCATCAATGAAGCTTAGGCAGTCCGTGTCTAGCCTACCTCCTCTCCTTATGCTATAGTCTGTAATAGCGGGGTAGAGGAGAGGTACCCCGAAAAACCTCTCCGCGAGATTTTCATACGGGTGCGAATAATTTAGGCAAACACGGCGCAAGCCGTGTTTTTCATTGATGGCATTACTCCTTACGAGATGCCTATGGTCAATTCAGCAAACAAAGTCGAGATGGAATATCTTCCATTCACTCGAGACGACGATCGTGACGAACTGTTCGGCCTTACTGAACGGCAATGGACGCTCATTGTCGTGGTTCTCGGCGTGCTGTTTTTCGCCGTCATTATTGGCGGCTTTATTCCTAGGGCCTGATCGGACTCCGATTCCCGTCTCTTTGGGAAAGAGTACGAAGGGAGGCGGGAATCGGGGGCTGAAACCCTCGAATTACCAATAGCGCCATAAACATGAGCGAAGAAGAAGTCCGTGATGATGCAGCTGAAGTGTCGGAAGAAGAAGTTGAAGAGGCCGACTCGGAAGAACTTGCAGAAGAAGAGGCTGAGTCCTCCGAAGAGGAATAGCACGTTTGGCTTCCCACCCTGCTCCTTTTAGTCGACTCAAGGGGGCAGGAATGGGCAGCAAAAAATTTTGCACCCAAGCCTTCACAGGAAAATCATGGTCAATACTTCCATCAAATCCTATCTGAATGAGATTGCGCCGACACTTGGCGCGCGCCAGATATATGTCCTTGAGGTATTTGAGCAGAATCCGGAGAGGGATTTTACCAACAGTGAACTTGCGCAAGCCCTCGATTGGTCTATCAATCGCGTCACTGGCCGCGTAAAGGAATTACGAGCGATGTATATTCTCGAAGAATCTCGCCGTCGAGTTTGCAAGATAACGGGCCGTGAAGTGCACGCGTGGAGAATGAAAGACGTTCCCGCGATCTCGCCTCGCGCAATCTCGAATCCTCCGACTTTCCACCAGGTACCGAGCGCTTCAGATCGAGGAGGGACGCATACGCTCAAGGAGAGTGCAGGAAGAATGGCGTGCGACTGCCGTGGTTTCTATTATCGCGGCACGTGCTCTCACGTAGAAAAGCTTAGGAACCGCAAACCTGATCCTTCCGAGACAACTAAACCGCTTACGTTATGAGGTTCTGCACAGTCGAAGGCTGTCCTCGAAAACACAGCGCACGCGGATATTGCTTTCGCCATTGGAACGCTGTAGTGCGCGCTGGCTGGGAACCATCGGAACTTCAATCGCGCTCGAGATCCGGATTCGAAGAAGGCGGAGATAAGGACCTTAACGAGAACGAATTCGTGTTGATGAAGGAATATCGAACCCAGCATCGGACGCAACGCGAAATCGCACTTGAATTGGATAAATTGATCGGCGTTATCGCCGAAGCGTGGCAATACAAGACGTATTCGCAATATCAAAAAAGAGTACCTATCGAAGACCTATGAAAACCACCAAAGCAAAGAATGAATTCAAGAAAGGCAAGCACGGTATCGGCTGGGTAGACTCCGACTTCACGGATCTCTACGGAGAGCAGGACGTGAAGCCAGGTACGGTCCTTCCGTTCAAGAAGCTGGAACGCTACATGACCGGCGACGAGATACTGGGCGATAAGGAAGTGTTCCAGGGCGAGTGCGAGCTCGGCGACATCCTTGCCACGCTCGATACGGCGACTGACGAGATGAAAGACGGCTATGCAAACCTCTTCTATGTCAAAGGCTCGTCGCGCGTCGTGGACGTGCACTGGTTCGTCGGCGGGTGGGTCGTGGGCGGCTGGCCTCGCGGGGACGGTTGGCGCGCAGGCCGCCGCGTGTTCTCCCTCGCAACTGATTCTCGGTCCTCGGATTCGGGTACTCGTGACTTGGAACTTGAGACTGCGATAACGAAGGTGAAGGAGGCTGGATACGTAATCTTCAAGCCGGTATGACGACTCCGGCCAAACCGATCACGTTCACTCTCTCCATCCGTGGCACGGCGCTCCTGACCGAATGCCGCGTGTATGAGAACCGGACGCAGATGCGTTTAGCCGCAAAGAAATTCGTGCGCGGCATGTACTCGAACGTTACGCGCGACACTATGGCGTACTGCGAAGGCACGCCGTCGCTCCTGCCGAAGAACCGACTCGCCGTCATCTTCCTGAACCGCCGCGACATGACGCTCGGCATGGTAGCGCACGAGCTCGACCATGCAGCGAACTGTCTCATGGCGCGCAGGGGCATGCGCCTCTTGCCGATCTCCATTGACGAGGCGACGCCGGAGGAGGAGATGCACTGTTCCATTCTCGAAGATCTGCTCAATGCATTCCATAGCAAGTACCGCGTATGACAGAAACGAAGCTCAACTGGAATAACCTGAAGAACTTTCTATGCCCTAAGTGCAGCCAGTCCCTGTATGAGGCTCCATCTGGCGACGTTCGCTGCTCGAGCGATCAGCGAGGGAAAGGCGAATGTCGCTTCCATATGAGCAAGAAGCGATTCGATGAAGTCGTGGGAAGCGTATACAGCAAGACCAAAATATGAAAAGCGAACGCACCAGCCTTATTCCGAACAGCACGCAGGTACCGAACATCCTGATGGATCTCGTCATGCCGCGCTTGCCGTCTCCGGAACATGAGCGGGTGCTTCGCTATATCTGCCGCCGTACGTTCGGCTTCGGCAAGAAGAGCGACCGCATAGGGCTTATGCAATTCGTGCGCGGCATCACCTCCAAGGAAGGCATCCGGCTCGACTATGGCGCCGGAGTCGCGTACAGCACCGCGCGAGGCTGCCTCGACGACCTCGATAGCGCGGGAATCATCCAAAAAGTCTCCAATTCCAACGGGTCCCCGAATGGGTATCGCATCAACCTCGAAATAGACCCCGAGAGGGCGGTAAAACAGTGCCTGGAAGCGTGGAAGGGACGCAATTCGACTCGTAGGTCGCGTGGCAAACAAGCGAACCTCTTCGGCGAAATAAACCCTGCTGGCAATAGCCGACAGGGTGCTGGCCTAGCCAGCAGGGTCCCTGTCGGCCTAGCCAGCAGCCCCCCTGCTGGCAATAGCCGACACCACAAAACAAAGAGAAACAAAGAGAAACAAAGTATAGCGGAAAAGATTTCCGCACCATCCCGTTTCAATGAATTCCTGGGGTGGTACGGGGAGACTGCCGTACGCGCCCGGCATCTCGACATCCCGCTCGTCATCACCGCAGCCGTACGCAGGAACCTCGGCAACTTCCTGAAGAAGCATCAGCCCTCCTGGGAGCTCATGGAGCAGCTCGCCCTCTACTTCCTCGCGAACCACCGCTACAAGAAGTTCAGCCCGGGCATCGAGACCTTCGTCTCGGCCGGAATCATGAACGGGCTTCTCAACGACTCGAGGAACGAGGCGAGCTTCTGGAAGGACGTGAATGCGTACGTGGAGGCCTACCTGCGCAAAGAGGCGCCGCTTACCGGCGAAGCGATACAAGACCAGGTCAAGAAGATGCTCGCCGGTATGAAAGTGCCGGAGGCGGCTTTATAAGTCCATAACCAAATCAGTCATGAATAAACCAACCTGGATAACCACCGCATACAAGAGCACGCAGATCTACTGGGCAAAAACCCAGGGCGAGATCATGAAAATGCTCGAGCAGGTAGGTATCAACCAGACCCGCTTCACCAGTCTTCCTGACCGGTTCGTGCTCGAGTTCATGGCGCAATTCGATGAACGCTCCGTACCGAAGGCTGTGCGCATTATCGTCCCGCTCCGCACGAAACCGAGCGATCCTCCGGAGAAACGCAACAAGGAGCTCAATATCATTCATCGCATCCTTCTGAACCACCTCAAGGCGAAGTTCGTCGCCATAGGCAATGGCCTTACCGAGTTCGAGCAGGAATTCATGTCCCATTTGGTCATCAGCGACAAGAGCGGCCGGAGCACGACGATGGGCGAGGCATTGCTCCCGCAGTATCAGCAGAACCTCGAAGGCGGCGAGATGCCGCAATTCCGCCTCGGAGACGGGGATTAAAAGTAATTTATTCTCGACCATGAAAACCATCCTAAAAGCAGCAGAGCAGCGCATCCCCCTCACCAGCAAGGCGCATACTCCGAAGAAGTACTTCACTAACCGCGAGGGCCTCTACGTCTGGTCCACTTTCGCGAATACCGTGCTTGCCGAAGCGAAGGCGACGAAGTCCGGAAAGAAGTTCGAGCTCGCATCGTTCGACCTCGCGAAGGACGCATATGACGCAGACATCGAGCCAGCTCTTCCGGAAGGCTATATGTTCTCGGAGACCGACGCATGCGCCGCGATCGCCGCTCTCATAGAGAAGCAGGCGAAAGGAGAGAACGGTCCGCTCCTCACGAACGGATACGCGAACCTGTTCTACACCCCGTCGCGCGTCGTTTACGTGTGCTGGGGCGACGGCGAGTGGAGCGTGGACGACTGGCCTCGCGGGGGCGATTGGGACGCAGGCTACCGCGTGTTCTCCCTCGCAACTGATTCTCAGTCCTCGGACTCTGAATCTGGGAACTCGGAACTTGAGACTCTGACAGCTCGCGTCGAAGCTCTCGAGAAGATTATTAAGCACCACAATCTTGGCGTATGAATCCTGATGGAATAATCGACGCGGCAGTATTCACTGATGATGAACTCGACTTCATAAATGAAGTAGCATCTTCAGCCTTCAAGAGAGAAGATCGCCCATATGTGCTCATCGGTATCTGCGGCGCGATTCTGGCAAATATTAAAGCCCAGTCCGAAGGCGTTCTATCGGACAAGGAGCTGATGAAGTGGGTTGAGATGGCCATGAGTGAAGAGAATCTTGACCCTTCAGAAGAAGAACAAGTTTTGTCATGATGATGCAAAAGCGTATAGTCCTCCATAGAGTCTCCGGTGATGCCACGGCTACTTGCTTTGGCATAGGGGCTTCGGAGCGGCGCGTGCCAGAATCCTCTGGATTCGCCCACGGGAGCGTGCGCGCATCGTCTTCTCAAAAACTCTGTCAGTTGGTGTCCGCGTCCGGAGGACTTCTACGGTCCCAGGTACGATTCAGCCCTGAGAGCACTCTACGGGCGGTGGCACGGATGGGCGCGGATACGAACGGAGTCGCGCGTCGTGAACGTGAACTGGAACGACGGCGAGTGGAACGTGAACGACTGGCCTCGCGAGAACGATTGGAACGCAGGCAACCGCGTGTTCTCCCTCGAAAATCACAGGGTTCTCCTATGCGTGTTCGCGCATGGGAGTTTTCTTTTGCAGCCCCTTCTTCCAGCCGCCTATCTGCTTGCACACTTCCTGCACGCCTTCCGAGAGCTGTGCGTACTTCTGGTCGTCGAATAGCCGGAGCTCCCACGCGACCCGCAGCAGGAACTTCAGCGCGTCGGCGCCCACGAGCGCGCGGTCGAGCGTCGGTGTCTTTTCCACAGCGCCCTGGTACGCGGCTATCGAGAGCAGCTCGAGCACGTTCAGGAATCGCGCGTCTATCTTATCGCCCAGCGTATACCTGGACTTCTTAGGAAAATGATCACGATACCCGTACCAGAGCTTATACGTTCCGAGGAGGCGCTCCACGACCGGCAGGGTGGTACTCATGCGTATGACCGTATCACATCGGTACAGAACCTAGTCGCTGCGTGGCGCGAGTTCGTGCGCGGCAAGCGCGGGAAGAAGGACGTGCAGGAGTTTCAGGCGCACCTCATGGACAATATCCTCTCGCTCCATGAGGACTTGCGCTCAGGAGCGTACGAGCATGGATCATACGAGGCGTTCAAGATAGCCGACCCGAAGCCGCGTGACATCCATAAGGCGAGTGTGCGCGATAGGCTGCTGCACCATGCCATCCATCGCGTCCTGTATCCGGCCATAGACCGCACGTTCATCGCCGACTCGTACTCCTGCAGGGAGAAGAAGGGGACGCATCGCGCCATGAACCGGTTCCGCGCCTTCGCATATGCCGAATCGCGGAATCATACGCGTACCTGCTACGTCCTCAAGTGCGACATCCGGAAGTTCTTCGCTTCCGTCCATCACGATACGCTCGTGGAGATCCTGCATAGACGCATACCGGACGAGCTCACGGTCTGCCTGCTCGAAAAGGTGATACGCAGCTTCGGCTCTGAAGGGCGCGGCTTGCCGCTCGGCAATCTCACCTCGCAGCTCCTGGCGAACCTGTACATGAACGAGCTCGACCAGTTCGCGAAGCACCGTCTCAAGGCTCGCCGCTACATCCGCTATGCCGATGATTTCGTCATATTCTCCCGAGACCGCGCGTGGCTCGAGTCGCTCGTGCCTGAGATCTCCTCCTTCCTCGAGAACCGCCTCAAGCTCTACCTCCACCCCGACAAGGTATTCATCCGCACCATTGCGTCAGGAGTGGACTTCCTCGGCTGGGTGCATTTCCCGGACCATCGCGTGCTGCGTTCGGCGAGCAAGCGGCGCATGTTCCGGAACCTGGATGCGGAGCGGTCAGAAGCGCGTATCCAGTCGTATCTCGGCCTGCTTTCGCATGGGAATGCGAGGAAGCTTAGTGCGCTTATCAGCTAACTCTTAAGGTATGCACGAGCAATATGTGACGTATAGCGAAATATCCAAAATAGATTTGTTAGCTCATTTTGCGAGCAAATACGGAGTGAAGAAAAAAGTACTCAGAATCTTCCTTGAAATGTGCGAACGATATGGACCCCTTGGCGTATCGGAATTTATTGCGTCGTTCACGAAAGTCTCTTATCGAGAGGCAGTATACGTCCATCGTTCGGTTGCGCTCCATAACGAATTGCTTCATCTGTTGCGGCACGGCGCGAAGATCAGTGAAGAAGGCGTCCTGTCTAGGATCAGCAAAGGCGATGTGCTGGTAGAGGAGGTGAATGGAGAACGGAGGATACGCGGCGCATATCGCGACCTGGTATTTAGAAGAGCCTAATTCCTATCGAACATGAAATGGACGAATCTCAAATTATTCAGATGCCCTAAGTGCGATAACCGGCTCTCGATTCTCAAGCGTGGGTACGAGTGCCTCCATGTGTCGGAAGGCGAACCTTGCAATTTTTTCGTGACGAAGGACCGGCTCAACGAACTGCTCGAACGCGTGAGAAATGCAAAATCACAACGTAGCGTATGAGAAGCAAGGCAACCGTCATGAGTGAGCGAGTACGTAGGGAGGTAGATACGCCAGAATATTCGCGATGTTCACTCCTCGGAATCCAACCGGAAATCATTGGGTATTGTGCGGGGCGTGTCACGCGAGAGCACGCAATGATAAACGCCGGGCGCAAGATTCAGGAAGCCTGGGCAATCATTCCTCTTTGTGCCCGGCACCACGGGGTGGACCAATACCAGGACGCGCATACCGAGGCGCCGAAAGATATGCGCGTTTGGGTCGCTCTGCATCGAGCAAGTGATGATGAATTGCTCCAGTACACGCGCTCGAACTATCTTCAAGCGCGCGGCAGGCTCAATCAACGATATGGGGCATACGTTCCGCCGCCGATTAAGAATAGCGTCTCGATACATTACTAAATCAAAATCCAATATGAGTACAGACCCAATGCAAGAACTTAATAAGAGATCTCACTTATCCTTTGGCTTTTATGTAGCCTCATGGTCATTCATAGGAATGGGATTCGCGTACATTGTCGCGCATATAGTGGGTACTCACTGTTCATTCTAATCATGCCTAGGACAGGACGGCCGAAAAGAGATACCGGAGAGCTTACCTATGGACAGTGGTACTACCAGAATATACGTAAGTTATCTCCACGCCCCACAAGAAGGAGGAATCCGGACGCTCGCTGCCACTTCTGCTCTGTACGGCTCGCGGGGAAGTTCGGATCTAAGTGGGGACGGGACTATTGCGATGATTGCAGAGACAGCCCAAGGGTGAAGAGATTGATGAATGCCACCTACCAAATGCGTGCTTACTACCGAAGAACAGGGAGAGAAAAGATTATTAAGATGCCTAAGATTTAGCTCATGAACGAATACTTCACGAAGATATTTTACAGAGCAGCCGATGAGATTTCAGAATGGCTTGGGTCCTGCGAAAAGAAAGGATATGGTACTCGCGTAGTCGGATACGCCTCATTCGGAGACGGCGGCTTGTGCGTGACTGTGAAGCGATGGAAACTTGTCGGCTACGTATTTGATTGTGTCATGGAGAATAATTCAGGATTTTCAAAACGTAAAACGATTGACGAAATTCCGGAAGATCCATCTATAAATCTTGGAGAACAAGCATGAACAAACTCAAAATAATATGGTTACTGTTGCTTAGTAAGCGATATGGGATCGTCATATTCGATAGCCAACACCTACCTGTCGAAGGAGACACTATTACCGTAAACAGTCTTACGGCGACGTTCCAAAAACAGGAAACAATCGAGGTCTCCAATGAGAATATTGGAGATGTAATCGCCGAGGCGCATTCAATCATCGCTGACGCAGAGAAGCCTCGTATCCAGAAGTGCATATACAAGGATAAGCGCATGTTCACGCGTGAGCAGGCAGTCGAGGAGCTAAAAACCATAAAGAAACGAAAGAACCTACTGCTCCGTATCTATTGCTGCGAATTTTGTCACATGTGGCATCTTACGCATCATAAAAGGCGTAAGCGATAACAGGATTAATTATGAATCTAGAAGAACTTAAAAAGCTCCACGAGCTCCTGTCTCAATTCGAAGATTTGTTGGCACGCAAGAGCATACCTGCAAACTGGGGAGCGCCAGGCATAGAAGAGATTCGTTACATGCAAGAGTTGATAGAAAGTGAATGCGCGTAGTGTCGGAATATTTTCAGGTTGTAAAATTGCCATTCGTATACCGTATAGTCAATGGCAGCACCGAAAGGCAATAAATACGCGAAAGGGAATAAGGGTGGTCGACCTGCGAAGCTCGATGAATCGAACGTAAGGAAGGTTGCGAAAGAAATGCTCTCCTTTTTCGAAGTGCGATACGACGACTTCAAGGGAAAGATCGAAACATGGATAAATAACGACCTTCGAAAGGGACGGCCAATAGTTGACGTGCCATTTTACGCTGACTTTGCGCGTCAGGTAGGAATCTCATACCGAACGCTTAAGGAATGTGAAGAGAACGGCGACAAAGAGTTTTCGCAGGCGTGGCAGAAATGCAAAGAGATTCAGGGAAGGTACATTGCGCTAGCTGCGCTAAACGGACTATCTAACCACACGTTCTCTATCTTTGTCGCATCGAATCTCACGGACTGGCGCGATAAGAAGCAGCTCACCGGCAAGAACGATGGCCCCGTCGCACTTACCGTAGCGGAAATGGATGATGCAAAGCTCGCAGAACTCGCAGGTGTTGACGGATAATCCGTCAAAGAATGAAGCTCTGGCAGAGCTCGCGAAGCGCGAGCTCGCGCGCCGCCATTTCCAGAACTTCGCGCGGTATGTGTATGAAGGGTATCTCGAGAACTGGCACACTGGCCTTATCTGCGATGTGCTAGAACGGGTTGAGAGCGGAGAGATACGCTTTCTCATTATCGAGGCGCCGCCACGCCATTCTAAATCCATTCACGTATCACAGCTGTTTCCTGCGTATGCTGTCGGGAGAGACGCAGATACGGATGTTATCGTTGGCTCGTATTCCGGCGATCTCGCGACGAGTCATGGTCGTGAGACCAGAAATCTCATAGAAACGCGCAAATACCAGAACGTTTTCAAGACACGACTGGCGGGCGATAGTTCGGCGAAAGGTAAGTGGAACACGAATGGGAAGGGTGCGTATAACGCCGTCGGTGTCGGCGGGTCTGCGACCGGTAAGGGTGCCGACTTTTTCATAATCGATGACCCGTTCAAAGATCGTAGCGAAGCAGATAGCCAAGTGATTCGCGAAGGCGTATGGGCATGGTTCCGTTCAGTCGCTCGTACGCGCCTCACGCCTGCCGGTGCAATGATCGTGATGGGTACGCGTTGGCATGAAGACGATCTCGTTGGCCGCATCACGAAAGAAGAGGACTGGGTAGATTATTTCGATTATCTTAACGGTACACGTGCAAAATGGGTGCGACTGACGCTCAAAGGGGTAGCCGAAAAAGACGAAGAGTATCGCAGGAAAGGAGAAGCCCTCTGGCCTGCACGGTATTCCCTCGAGGAGCTTACTGACATCAGGCGGACGCTCGGTCCATATGAATTCTCTGCCCTCTATCAAGCCAATCCTGTTGATGATGAGAGTAGGGAATTCCAGCAGCGGTGGTTCAGGTACCGTAGCGCTGCAGAAGTCGCCGCTATGAACGTGCGAAGATTCGCAACCATTGACCCAAACCTGAAGAAAGCAGATCAGAGCGACTATTGCGGCGTGTGCCGCAACTACGTGAATGACCAGAATCAATGGAACCTGCGTGCGCAACGGTACCGCGTTAATAGTAAGGAAGTCATTGACCTGGTGTTCATGCTTCACGACGAGGGATTCGAGAAGATCGGTATGGAAGAGGGGGCATTTTCCTATGTAGTCGAGCCGTTCCTCAAGGACGAGATGACGAAGCGCGGCAAATTCCCGAACATTGTGCCGCTTAAGCATAACCAGACGATGAAAGAGACGCGTATACGTGGCTTAATCCCGTGGTATGCGAATGAGCAGGTGTACCACATTCAGGGAGAATGCAGCGAACTGGAGGAAGAAGCTCTCGCATTCCCGAAAGGCACGCATGATGATGTGCTCGATGCTGTGGCATATCAGATACAGATTGCAGAGGCACCAGCTACAGCAACTGCAATCGTCCAACAACAGCGACAGGAACAGCAGAGAGCGAATAATGCCGCTAAACGCCTCGGTATATGAAAAAAACCAAGAAAGAGCCGGTGTGCGTGCAGGACATAAGTCTTACATTCCTGACGATGCCGGTGAGCACCAAATGGTCGAATACGATAAGGAAAATCCACGCGTTGAGCTGCGCGTCTGGCCGCTATGACATGAATGGTAGATTGTCGGAATATTTAGCTCCCCATTCGCACGCATTTTCATACACTTGCGGTAAATGGAGATTCTAGGACTCATCAAGACCGAAGTACAGAAATACCTCTTCGAGAGCGTCGAGACGAACGCTGGAGAGATGTACTCGGAATGGAAACTGAAGAAGCGTATTTATAACTATAAGACTCGCCGCTACCCGACCGGCAAGGTGAATGATGCAGGAGAGATAGAGTACTGGTTCGACGCAATCATGACGCGCGTCAATAACGAGATTAAGAATCTCCGCATTGATTCGAAGTACTTCATGTTCTGGAGCAAGAATCCCATCGGGGATTTTTCAGCCGTTTACATCGCCAATGCCTCGTTGCAGGACTTCATGGAACAGACTGGCCGCGCCGAAGAACTTTCTGAAAGTACGGAAGACTTCTCGGCTGACGGAAACATTCTCTTGCGTAAGACTGATCGTTCGTATGAGAAATGCGACATGATGAATACGTTCCTTACGAACACGCTCGCACGTTCGGTCAATCAGACTGGGATCGTGGAACGTTTCTATCTCACCCAGTCGGAGCTTCGTAAGAAGTCAGGACTCTATAAGAACGTTGATGAGGTGATAAAGAACTGCGGTAACACGACGCTCACGCCGAATCCTGAAGTCGTCTCATCCGCTTCCACAAAGAGCTACCCACTCTATGAGATCTATCGTCGTACTGGCGAGGTAAGCGAGAAGTGCCTATTTGAAGCACAAGGGAAGGATGGTGGCGATGAGGAAAAATTCGTGCTGGCTCGAATCGTTGTGGCTGGTTTAAAGAAAGGAGGCGGCCATAAGAACGAATACGTCCTATTCGCAAGCGAGATTTCCGGAGACATGTCGGAACACTTCAAGGAAGCGCATCGTGGTCCATACAAGGGCAAATGGTGGAGAGAAGGCCTTTACGAGCTCCTATTCGACCACCAGACGGCATATAACGAGCTCACGAACGAGATTATGCGCGCTATCCCATGGGACACGTCTGCCGTATTCCGGTCGTCTGACATACAGACGTTCCAGAACATACGACATGGGCTTACCCGTGGTTCGCTCCTGAAGTCGGCCGATCTTCAGCAGGTACAGGTATCCGCGCGCACCGCAGAAGCACTCAATATGCGAAATACGGTCCTTACCGAGATGGACTCGATAGCGAACTCATATGAGGTTGCTCGTGGCGTGACTCCGGCATCCGGCACTCCGCTCGGTACTACGCAGATGATGAATGACAACGCGAATAAGCTCTTTGACTTTTTGCGCAAAAAGCTCGCCGTACCGTATCGCTATGTCTATCGCGAATTCACGTTGCCAAGTCTCGTTAAGGACTTGCGCGGAAAGGACATTATCCGTCTCACCGGTTCCGCTCAGTTTCTCGATGAATTCCGAAAGCTCGCCGCCGAGTCATGGTTCAACCATAACCTCGCTATCATAGGGCCGCATACGCCGGAAATGCGCGAATCGTTAATACAGGAGAAGATCATTGAATTGCAAGGGAAAGACCCTATTCTCAAGAACAGCAAGGAAATCTGGAAGGAAGTGCTGCCGCGCATCTTCGTGACTATCGTTGGCGAAGCGTATAACACGGCTGAACAGGATACTGTCATGCAGATGGTCAGCCTTGAGACTGACACCACACGCCGGGCATATCTCCTCGACTACATCTATGCGAGCCGCGGCATACCGGTCCCGCCTCCAGTGAGCCAGGTACCCCAGACGCAACAGCAAGGCATGCAGGCACCGAGCGGTGGAGAGGAGTCACACGCTGCCGTGCCTGCGCAAGAAGAAATAGCTTCCGTCTAGATATGGAAGAGAACGGATTTTCCATTCCCAACATGCAAAAGACGGATGCACACCTGGACATGGACGAAGTCGCAACGACAGAGCGCATCCTCGACCGTATGACGAATCCTGATGAGATAGCGAAACGCGAACGGATCAAACAAGAAGAGAAGCGAATTGAAAGCACTAAACGACGTATAGGCGTATGAAGAAAAAGACCCTCAGAAAGATGCAGATGGCGCAGGCCAAGAATACACGCGCTGCTGCCCGCATCGCCGCATCGGAACTGTTCCGTATGGTGAACCCACGCCCTCGATGGTGCCCGTTCTGGGTGTGGAAGCGTCTACTTAACTTAGTCATAAATATCTAAATATGGCGATTGGACAGAAGGAATTTACGAACAAGAAAAAGGAACTCGACGAACTCGCGCAAAGTATAGATCTATGGCTGGCAACGCCAATGGCTCCCGCAAAGAAGGAACGTGTGCTGTTCCTCATCGAAGAACTTCAGAATCGGCTGAACGAGCTTGATGACCGATACCTTGAAACGAAGCTCGCATCGTACAGGGAGATTTACCAGGAAATTAAGAAATTTGAACTATGATCACGCCCGCGCAAGTAGATCGGCTGAAAGGCCTTCCAGAATGGCAAGCTCTCGAAGCGCACCTCCATGACTGCGTAGAGGCGCTTGATAGCTGTTTGCTCATTCCCGATACTGATGACCACGAGAAAGCTGCGCGAGGACGCAAGTATGCAGTGCAGATAATCCTAAAAATATTGGAACCATTCCAGTACGATCCGTCTCCTGTCACTGACCGCCAGAAAGAGTCGCTCAAGAAGCTCGGAATGATTTGATTTGTCGGAATATTTTTGAAGGAATGATGAACGGTTTTTATATAGTTTTTGCATACAAAGCGTAATTAATCATGTATGGCACGAACTACTAAACCAGCAGAAGAGCCGAAGCCTGAAGAGGCTGATGCAGCTCCGTCTGAGGAAACAGCCCCAGTTCTCCCTGGCGAAGGACGCACTCCTGAAGAGGCTGGTGCCGCAGCGACGGCTGATGGCAGTAAGGTTCCCGAAGATACGGAACCAAAGAAAGGCACCGCAACGGAAGCGGTCGTATACGGACGCAATGATGCAGTCGTCCGCACGTACTCCCTAGAAGTGCATGGTAAGGATTTCCAGAGCCTTGCTGAAGAGTTCGTCTCAAGTCGTGCTGGTTTGCGGGTGGAGATTCAGTAGCTACTGAATCGCGGCTGCCCGCATGTACCTTCTCAGATCAATACTGTCCTGTTAACGATCGACACACGCCCCTTTCACTCCTAATCTTGCGGCCTCGTTGAACGGGGATGGAGACTGACGGTTTTCCGCAAGATTACGTCCGTCTCCGCCCCCGTTCCATGAACGGCTTTAGATGCTTAATCCCTACGGGAAAGAAACACTTGTCCTATGGACCCAGAAAACAACAACACTCCCACTCCGGAGGAGATCCAGATGGATCAGGAGGCGCTTGCAGAAGCTAAGGAAGACGAGATCCGTTCATCGTTCGCTTCAGAATTAGGTCTCTCTGAAGATAACGAAGATCACAAGGGGTACCTTGATAAGCTCGTCGCTCGCGAAAAGGAAAGCCGTAAGAAGCTCTCCGGTGCCATCAGCCAGAAAATTAAATGGCGAGATAAGGCAAACGCACCGAAGCCTCAGACTCAGCAGGAAGCTGGAAAGCCTGATGCTGATGAAGGCAAGCAGACGGAAGCACAGATTGCCGCGCGCTTCGATGAAGAGTTTTTGGAGGATTCCGATTACTCTGACGATCTCAAGTCTGAGATTCGTAAGATCGCAAAGCTCAATGGCGTTTCCGCGCGCAAAGCTACCAAAGACTCCTATATCGTTCATTTGATAGAGAAGGAAGCAGCGGAAGCGAAGGCGCAAGAGGCCGCAAACAATGGAGCCGGTTCCGGCAGGGGAGGTAAAGATGGAGGAGACTCCATGCCATCGAAGTTCACTGATCCGAAGTTCATGATTACCGCTGACGGTCAGAAGGAATATAACGAGTGGCTCACTTCCCAGGCATAAGCTAAAGCCATAACCGGCTTCACTAACCAACATTGTCATGATTGATGACAACATGGTGAAGCAAATTTACGCACGAGCGCAGCGTAAATTGTTCGTGAACAATCTTGCACTCTCGCTCGCTAACCGCGAGCCGGGAGATGCGCTCAAAGTGCAGGGTGGTCGCAAGTATCACAAGCCGATTATTGGTTTCTCTCAGATGCAGCAGTACACGCCTCTTACGGCTACTGCCAGTTCCCAGAACGTCGCTACTGAGAACGAGGAGCTCATCGTAGACCGTGCGTCGCATGCGGAGTCTATCCATATCAACATTGATGATACGGAGAAGGCACAGCTTCGCGATCAGGACCTCGAAGCTCGCTACGGCGACGACCTCGGACGTGCGATGAAGGATTCCATTGAGAAGCGCTGGGTAAGCAATATCGTTGGTATCAACACTATCGGTTCTGATTCAGATCCGGTGGATTTCTCCGGGTCAAATATCCTCGATGTCGTCGAGGAAGGCCTCGGACTCGTTGACACTTCTGATGTTGACGACCTGCAGCGTGTTCTCCTTATCGGTCCGCGTGAATACCGTGCAATCGAGCGTGCAACCGCGAGCCGTGAATCGAAGCTTGGCGATGCAACGTTCGTCAACGGATTCCCGGCGCGTCAGTTCATGGATGCGCTCCTCGTGAAGAGCAACAACCTTCCTTGGAAGGCAACTCTCACGATCGGCGCGAATCCGACCGATGGCGATACCGTGACCGTCAATAAGACGACGTTCACGTTCAAGACGTCTCTTGGGACGACTGCAGGCCAGGTGAAGATTGGCGCGAGCGCATCTGCTACGGCAGATAACCTGCTCGCAGCTATCGCAGGCACCGGCACGGTTGGCACGGATTACATCGATCTCGGACTTACCGATAAGATGCATCTCCGTCGTAACCGTCGCGTTGCTGGTACCAACGCCTCGGGCGTGATCTCCTTCACTGGATTCGGTGATGTCGGTACGGCATCCTCCTTCACGTCTACCAGCAACAAGTGGAGCGCGCAGGTGAAGAGCATCTTCTTCACGGCTGTCGGTGCGACTGATCTCGCCCTTCAGCTCGATGATGGTCTTGAGATGTCGCGTCCGAAGCCGATGACCGGTGAAGCCCACTTCACTCGTCTTTCCGGCGTGACGCTCCATAACTCAAAGACGTTTACCGACGGCCAGTACATGACTGTGCCTACCGTTGTGGATGCCTCTGGTTATTAGAATCGTCGTGTTCTCGCCCTGCCCCTTTATGGGGGCGGGCGCGAGGACGGGAACGCCTCGCCTTTAGCACTAAATTACCTTTCTATGTTCACCGGAACCTATCCTGCAGACCGAAAACCGATGGGCTATCGCCAGCTTACGGTTTCCGATTCCGCAATCGGCCTTTCGTCAGCGACCGGCGGTATCCCGCAAGGCGCCACATCAGCGGTGGTTGTGGTCGAAAGCCAGCCGATTCGTGCTCGCGACGATGGAGCAGCCCCGACTTCTTCCGCGGGCATGCCATTCGCAGCGACAAGTCGTATAGAACTGGCTTCTAACGCGCAGATCGACCAATTCAAGGCTATCCGTTCGGGCGATACCGACGCAGTGCTTAATATCAGCTATTACGCGGCTCGTAAGGCGTATTAACGTGGGACCTATGAACGAACTGCCGCAGACAAATCAATTAATGGCACATGCGGCCCTTGCTCTATTTGGCGGTGTCGTTCACGCATTAGTGAAGCACCAGAAGGGTGAGACAAAAGTATGGATGGATATTGTCATCCTGACTATTGTTTCTTCCTTCTCTGGTGTGGTATTCGGTCTCGTGGCACTCATATTCATTTCTCCAGGGTATGCATCGCTTGCATTCACGGCCGCCGGTGGATACCTCGGAGTCGAAGGATTATCAGTCCTTACAGCGCGCTTGCGAGACGTGCTCGTATCAAAGACCAGCATATGATTCTCAAGGACGATGCAAACACCTATAACAGCCTCTATGCGCTCGCGCTTCGGTGGGCGCGCGCGGATAGCGTTAACTTCCCGTTCGAGGACTTCATTCAGTCGCTCAACGTATGGGTGAACAAGATAACGGCTATTGTGCTCCGCAATGACGTTGACTGGAAGTGGCAGGATAAGAACGCTACCGGAACCCTCATTGATTCCATGAAGGATCTTGCAGACGGAACGTCCGAATATCCGCTCTCTACGCCATGGCTGAAGATTGCGCGCGTGCGCATAAAGGATCGTGAAGGCATTTTCTATACGCTCGAGAAACGCGACCGCCGCGCAGTCTCGGATGCTGAACTCATAAGCTCCGAGATCTGCTTCTATTACCTGCTCGGCAACTCTCTTTTCCTTGCTGGCGTTCCCAACTATTCGCAAACAGACGGCATTGAGGTGCAGTTTCAGGCTGGCGCTACCCATTTCACGCCGGATGATGAGGATAAGGAAGTCGGCTTTGACTCTACATTCGAAGAGCTTGGTGCGCTTGGCCCCGCACTCGATTACCTGGAAATAAACGGTCCGGATGAGCAGGCAAAGAAAGTAAGCGACAAAATCGGCATCGAGCCTCGTCGTGGCATCGAAGGTTCAGGACTCCTAAATGCACTTGCGCTCGCATATCAGGAGCGCGACGATGCGCCGCAGAATATCACCCTTGCACGCAGCAATAGGGCTCTAGGACTTCTATGATAAGTATCTTTGAATCAGGCGTTAAAGGACTCGCAGACAGCGCGTTTTCAGGCGTTAAGGGGGCTGTGTACCGCATCGTCGGTGTCGACTTCAGGACGGAGCCAGGGAAGATCAAGGTACAACAGAAACTCACGAAAGTGTCTGCGAGTGTAGTGGATGTGCTCTGCAAATCAAAAGCGGCGCTTTCTGACGGAAAGAAGCTTTGGTTTGGCGACAATAAAATCTTTCTGGATGACGCTGGGATATTCTCTAAGAAACTCACCCTTACGATGCTGGATAGGGACCTTATGTTCTCTACGCCATCTGTTGCGACACTCGGCAACCCGAGCTCTGTTGTGCGCCTGAATGAAGACGGGCGCAAGCTGTATGTATTAAACCAGTCTCTCGCTAAGTTCTATCAGTACTCTCTTTCCGAGCCATATGATCCAAGCACCGCGACTCTGGCAACCACGAAAACTCTCGATGCTGTGTCATTTTGGATACGAAAAGATGCAATCTTTGCGCTCTCATATGATTCAGTTGTCCTGTACCGAATCCAAGATGGAGATATTTCCTCCATGGTTCAGGTAGCGAATTGGGATATTTCAAGTAAAGTCACTGACGCCCAGGACCTTGCGTTTAAGGATGACGGAAGCGGATTGTTCATTCTCGGCCGAGACGGGACGGTACACGAATTTTCGCTGTCAGAGGCGTTCGGAGGCGAATACCCTGTGTTTAGAATGCTCGTCGTAGGCGGTGGCGCATCGGGAGGAGCTACTGCTTCATTCGGTACAACTTCTGGACGTTGGAAGCGTGGGGGCTGCGGGGGTGCAGGCAATGCTGCAGAGTTCTTTAACGAGTCGCTTACGCCTAGCAATACGTATTCGATTACGGTGGGGCAGGGCGCATCTACTACAGCAGCAGGAGATAATCACGGCACGAATGGCGGTGACACGTCCGCATTCGGAAAGACGGCAAAAGGCGGCGGGTATGGAGGCGCCATGATAAGCGATGTGCTCGGAGAGGAAACAGCCGTCAATAGAGGCGGAGACGGCGGCTCGTCTGGCGGCGGCTCGCGCGAAAGTCTAGAGGACGACAATAGCCAGGATCAAGCGTGGGGGAACGCGGGAGCAGTCGTTGGAGGAAGTACTGAAATTGCCGGTGGAACTGTTGGAGATTCCGGCGGCAATACCAGCAATGGCGGTGGTGTCGCGTTGGAAAGCGATATAACTGGAACGTTGGAAACGTATTCACCTGCTCAAACCGCTAGAACAACGTTCGGAAATGGAGCAGATGCTACAAGCGTAGGTCAGGGTGGGCAGGGTGGTAGGAGTGGAGAAAGCGGTGGAAGCGGCAGTATGACGGGAGGAAAGGGCGCTGCTGGAGTTGTTGCTCTGCGATTCAAGACGGCGCTAGTATCCTATTCGCAAACCGGAGGGACCGTGAATACTGTTGATGATGAGACGGTAATTACGTGGACGACATCGGGAACCTTCAGCTATACCGCAGATGTCGCTACGCCGCTGTTTGTAGACACTTTCTCATTTCCCGAAGCAAAAGGGTTCGCAATTGAAGCGGACCGGATGTGCCTAGTAGGAGATGACAAGGTTCGCCAATACACTTTTACAGATTATGACCTGGAAAGCGCGGAGCTCCACGATAATTCCCTGTACACGGGCGACTTCCAAAATACGGCATCAGCCAGGAGTCTCTTCCTGACCGACAAGTACGGTTATCTCGGAATCGAGACAGGTACGGATACGGATTCTCCATCCGTCATGCGTTATGAATTCGTCGACGGAGGGAGCACAGATATTCTTTCAGCAGAAGTATTTTCGCCTAACGTAGAGACGCTTGCAAAGTCAGATACATTGTTCGACTCCGTTGGAGTCACTGAACATATCGGAAGCGGAACTACATCTATCTTTCCAGATTCTGGAGAGACGAGCTTAAGTAATATCGCCGGAGACGACGATATGTTCGTCGACTCGTCGGTATTCACTAACACTCCCGCCTATGCGCGTGCATGGGATACGGGTCACCATACATCGACAGTGCGCGGCCGCTTGACTTCAAAAGCTGGAGACAATATCACAATTGATATACAAGATTATCCGGATATTGGCCAGAACGGTATAGCTCTAGACGCCGTTGCGGAAGACTCGCTTATCCTCTCTGACGCGATTGCCGTCACGTCCGGATATGACGGACGCGATACCGCGACGCAGCCATTCGTGCTCCCTCACGATACGGAAATGGACGCTGTCGAGGTCAAGTTCCGAGAGGGTATGGGGCTCAATGGCGGTTATTCTCTCACGTTGGAAGTAAAAGACGATGCCGGCACGGTCATGGCAACAAGCACGGTAGCTATAGCCGAGGGGGATATTGGCTATTCAGAGACGATGGTTCGATTCACTTTCACAGCCTTTACCGTGCGCGCCGGGATTAAGTACTCCGTGAATGTAAGCGTTAATGATCTCGCCTCACTCAATTGGAACAGGCAACAGAACCGGTATGTGGTGACTCCGGTACGCAGCCGGTCTGTCTCGGCTATAAATGCGATAACGGCTGGAGATTTTGAGGTCGAACTTCAAATGCGACTCCTGAACACATCCGTTTCTGAAGCGGAGAGCGAGACGAATCCCGAAGAGCGTGTGTATTTCACGACTGAGAAGATGCTCTTTTACATCAAGGCTGCCGATGTGGTTGGGGACTGGAGCGGGAAGATCGTCAGCGTCGGAGCATTCAAGAACGGGAATGCGGCATACCACCCTCTAGCAAGGCAGAACCTCTCTTTATTCATCGGCGATGGGAAGGTGATTGCTGAGGTGGACGTGAGCGGTGTATTTACCCGCGAGACGAACCTGAATGTAGAGGGATCAGAGATCATTACCGCGCTCCGGCCATTCGATACAGATCTTCTTATCGGCACCATGATTGCCAATTATGGCCGCGTTCTCCGTTGGGATACGCAGTCGGATAGCTGGAGCGCTCAGGATGAAGTCTTCGAAAAAGGCGGCGTGACCGCTTTCTTGCCGGACGATAATTACGTATATGTGTTCGCTGGGGAGAAGGGAACGATGTATTTCTATAATGGCTCGGAGAACGAGGTCTCACAGCGCATTCCTGGCGCGAATAGGGGAAAGGTACGAGTGAACCACAACGCTATAGGATTCCTCAATAATATCCCGCTATTCGGCCTCACAAACGTCTCTGGCGACCCCATCCCACAGGGTATCTATGGTTTCGGCAAGTACTCTCCCGGCTACACAGTAGCCATGTCGCTCGATTTCCCAATTCCAAGCGATGTCTTCACGGGGGTGAGTATCGGCGCGATTCATGTGGATGGCGACGATATGTGGGCTTCTTATCAGGATAGCTCCGACGTTGGCATTGCGAAGCTCGACTATACGGCAAAGTATGCCGGTGCATACATTGAGACCATGCAGCTGACTGCAGCGGATGTGCGGCACCAGCTTAAAACACTGGCTGACGTGCTGGTTCCGTTTTTCTCTCTTCCGGAGAGCGCAGGCATCACTCTTGGGGTGAAGAAGGTATATGAGGAGAATTACGCGACTATGGATGTCCGTACCGACTCGATGCGCAAGCTGGTTTCGCTTAAGACCCCATCCGTAAAGGATATGGCGAACCCTCAACTACGAATTGGCTTGACGGTGAGCGAGAATCAGGGACCGGAAATAGAGGATGTCTTATTCGATATTGCCCCGATAGGAAAGAAATAACGTATGGAAATAAAGCGCAAGAATCCAAGTACGACTCGCGAGACTCGAAGGCGCGGTAGCGGATTTGATCCGCTCGCCCATGTCTTCAGGGACGTGCGCGAGTTTCTGTTCCAGAACAGCTTTTCAATCCGGAATCGTCCTGGAAAAAAGATAGATCCGGCACGGAAATTGATAACCGGTCTCGTGAATGTGAAGAATGCAGCCGAGATGTTCTTCAGAGACGCATCCGTTGACGGGATAAATAGCATTACTATCGGCCGCGAGGGCGACGGTAATTCCCGAAATACGCATCTCATAGACCTTGAGGCAGACTCGCGCACCGAGATAGGCACAAAAGAGGGCTACGTGAACGGTGTCATCCGCATGCGTGTCTCGCGAAATGGCAGCGACGATGAGAACCGGTCAGGCGTGTACGTGATGGATGCTGCAACAGAAACGGACGGCGGCGAAGGCACTATCTTTCATGCGGTTGCATATGGTCCCGAGGGAGAAGTGCGCCTCTCCTATATGGAAGACAAAGATGATGATATACGGAACGGTACGCTTTTCGATATTTATATATCGAAAAGCGGCATCAGTATCTACGGGCTTCCGACTAGCGCGCCAGCAGGAAGCAATCACCTATATAACAGCGGCGGAACGCTGAAGATCACCTGATATGGCTTATTGCGCAATGAGAATCGCCTTGAGTTCGTTAATCTCATCGGTGGTGAGATCCCGCTTGTTCAGCGTATGTACGAATTTCTGGAGCTCCTTTACGGCTTCCCTTATTTGCTTCTGTTGCGTTTTGCGTGCAGCTTTTATCTCCTTGCTCGAGAGCGTCGTGGTCGCTGTCACATTCGAGATAAGGCTGCCGAACAGGGGCTTGATGGTGGTGCTTGCATCTGTGTTCAGCGTACCTTTTGCGCTGAAGTATGCATACGCCTGCTCTTGCGCCTTTGCCTCCGTCATTATTGCCGGATTGCCATGGAGCACAAGACAGCTTAGGCCCTGCACTTCTTCGAATTTCTCAGAGAATATCCAGCATGACTGGTTCGGAGTCGCAGCATGTGCCGGAGCCGCAACGAAAAGCACTGCAAACAAAATCGGGATGATTGCGAGGTTCTTTTTCATATCTCATCAATACCACTCATGCCAGCATTGGTCAATGCCGAGTCTGAGCATGTCGGAATTAAAAACGCTGAATTGGGCACTAAATTAGTACTATTTAAGCAATCCATGGCTACTTTTTCTTACGCAACTCGCACAGGTCAATTGAAGAATTTCGAGGCCACCGACCAGGATGCTGCACTCGGCATGCTTAAGGGATTTTCCGATGCAGACCCAAAGAGCGGGGTCATGGCCTCTCAAACGAAGAAGCAAACACCATCAAAGCCATCAGTTCCTGCAGCTATACCGGCTCAGGCGCCGATAACAGATAGTAGTGGCGCCATAGACGCAACAAAGCTATCAGGAGCAGGTTCCGTCTCCATGCCACAACCAACAGCGCCAGCAGCTCAGGAATCCTTCCAGACAGGCGTACAGTCCTCTGTGGACTCTGCAGAAGCCAATCTGAACACTTCTCTTGCAAAGCAACGAGATGAAGGTTTGGAGCGTCAGGATGAGCTGAATACGAAGCTAGAGGGAATAATGAAGGAGAGCGATCCGGCAAAGCGCGAAACAAGCGCGCAAGAGGGTCGAATCATGCAAAACCAATTGGACGCTGCGGAAGACGCTTCAGCGACGCTCGAAGAGGATTTCAATACGCGCCGCAGCACGGTAGATGAGCTAAAGAAACTGCTCACGCAAGGCAATCAGCTTATAGAACGAGCTAAAAGCCAGCCCATCGCCCTCAGTGTGCTTGATAAGAGTATCTCCCAGACGACACAGGATGTTCAGGCGCGCGCGGGTGTTCTCCAAGCCGTCCTTACCGGACTTGACGGCAATATCTCCGAAGCGCATTCAATCATCAATAATGCGCAATCAGCCGTATCTGCGAGCTGGCAGGACACGCTTACGTATAACGAGGCGTACATGAACCTGGTGCAGACGGGCGAGCTCGCGAAGAATAAAATTTACGAAGACTACGCATCTTCAGAGGTATCGCTTGCGAAGGATAAGCTCGACAACATTCAAGCGACTAGTGACTACCTCAAGAAGCTCATGGTCACTCCGGACGATGCAAAATTCATGGCTCGCGCGGGAGTTTCGCTGAACGATACGGTCGACGAGATCAATGAAAAAATGGCCGCGCAAAGTCAGCGCGACGAGATTAACGACACGATAAACGACCTTTCGAAGGATGGATATAAATATGTCCCATACGCAGAAGGACGTACAGATGTCGTATCGCTTAAGGTAGGCGATGAGACACTTTACTTCACGCCGCCTTCCACTGAACTCTCTGTGGAGAACGTGGGAGGATTCCAGGTGTTGCGAGACGCGACCGGTAAGGTCATATCCTCCAAAGCGCCGAGCTCGAGCGGCGGTGCGGGTGATTTTGACGCATATACGGACACGGAGCGCCGCACCATCACTCGTGCAAACCTGCAGGGCGCTTCTGCACAGACGCAGGCTGCCTTCCTTTCCACTCCGCCGTCATTCCAGGACGCCTTCATACGAAATGGTACCGGCCAGCAATACCCGAATCCAACTCCAGAGAATATCGTGAACTCACTTGCAGAGTGGGAGAAAGAACAGAATAGCGATGATGATTCCGATATTAATGCACTCGTGACACAGCTCCGCGGGAGCTAATGCTTCCGTTATGGCTTCATTCTTCGACACGCTTAAGGCAGACGCAAAGAAGGTGCTGACACCGATCGCGGATAGGTTGCGAATTCAATTTGGTCTTAGTTCAGACGAACACCAGAAGGAAACGCCGGCTCCAACTCCAAAGACAATCGCCACTACCTCGACACCATTAGCGGATTCGCTCGCAACACGTTTTAATATTGCCCCACCATCGAAACAGAATTCACGCGCATCTTTTGAGCAGCAAGCCGAAGAGCGACAATCGCAATTCGAGGAGACTGCGTCTCCATTCATTAAGAATCTCTTTGGTACAGGCGGGGATATTCTTCGAAAAATGGGAGGTGCGGGTGATTCTTTTCTCAATACAAATGCGAAAAATATTGCAGATTTCGCTTCTGGAAAACTCACTCTTCAACCTAGCGACTGGGTCTCAGGCCTCGAGAAAACGGTCGCAGGTCCGTTTAAGCTCACAGGTTCCCTCTCGCAAGCCTTCAATGAAGGCGTGCTTCGCATTGGCACATCGATTGCGGATGCGTCACTTCCTGGATATAAAGAGCAACACAAGGAGGCGGGACCTTCTCCGTTGCTGGCAAGCATTACTGGTGTATCGGAAGAAGACCAAGGTAAAGCAGACACCTATCAGCAAATTTTTAAGGCCGCCAACGTATGGGCTCTAGATAAAAGTGCGACTCCGAATGGAGCGAAGGCATTTGCCGGATTTGCCGTGCTCGGGACCATATTAGGGGACGAGCCTGGTGTCGGAGGCGCGCTTGGCGCAGGAGAAAAAGCAGTATTCAAGATGTCGAAAGACGCGCTTGCGGAAGCTGCAAAAGAGGGAACAGACGAGGGCGTGCAGGCCCTGCTCAAACGAGAGAATCCGACTCTCTCTGATTCAGCTATTCAATTCCTCACTCCTCTATATCGCGATGCACGTACTCCGGAAGAAGCCGAACAGATTACGAAATTCGTGAAAGGTGCTCAGCAGACAGCTGCCGAGAATGCCAACAAGAAATCCATCATTGAGGCTGGGAAGCAGGGATATGAGCCGCTAAGAGATCTCATGCCGGAAGAGATCGATACGCATCTCGCAAATCTTGATACTCCCGAGATCAAAGAAGCGCGCGCATTGACGGCTAAGGGTACGCCAACACAAGAGATAAATACTGAAGAAAGAAACGTTTTGCGTGATGCTATCGTGAGGGAGACGTATGGCGATGGGGCAGCGAAGCAGGGGAAGCGACTTGACCTTGTTATTGGTGCACCTGCTTCCGGCAAATCAACGATCGTCGAAGATCTCGCACGTGAACATGGCTCAATCGTGCCTGATGCAGATGCGATAAAAAAGATGCTCCCGGAATATGGAATTAAGGGTGAAGGTTCACAGCTCGTACATGCTGAGTCTACACGTCTTGCCGCCGAAGTGCGGAAGATAGCACGTGAGAAGGGGGACAATACAATACTTCAAATGGTTGGCGGCGATCCAGAGCAGGTTGCGAAGAGTATAAAGGCCTATCATGATGCCGGATACGATATACATCTCCATCACGTCGAGCTCGCACCAGAAAAAGCGGCTGCGCGAGCCGTCGATCGCTTCAAGAAGGGTGGTCATTTCATTGACCCTGCCTATATCCTGCGGGAGGTAGGCATAAAACCATCAAAGGCATATGATATACTCAAAAATGATGAAAGACTCGCAAGCTACCAAAAACTCTCAAACGATGTCGAACGAGGAGCTGCGCCGCGCCGGATTGAAAGCGGCGGGAGAAGCATACCTAAAGAATCCGAACGACACGGATTCAATGATGATAGCGGCGGACGAAGCCCTACGGGAGCAGCCGAAAACAGAGCAATCTCGCCAAATCTCGTAAAGACTCTTGGTTCTGCTAAGGACCCGTACGAGGTACTGAACATCTTAAAGAATGAGTTTCCGAATTTGCCTGACAAGGTGATTGACCGAATGGTTAGTCGCTTCGTACGAACAAAACGCATCGAAACGGTAGAAAGCCTAATTCGCTCTGGCAGGGACCTAGACGCGCGCTTCAAACAAGGCGAGATAATCGCTGCAGGCAAGTCTTCTGTACAGGCTGGTGAAAAAGGCCTGGCGCAGTCTGCCAAAGAGGTATTGGACGAGACGCTTAATCCCGTCGTGCGCAAAATGATGCGCCAAGACGAGAAGATACGACTCATCACGACCATAAAGAATCGTTTCGAGAAGCCGGAGGAAGCTGTCGCTGCAGCAGCCGAATACGATCGTATCTGGGACGACGTTAACCAGAAGATTGTCGACCAGTATGAGAACCTTTCCCTACAGAAGTCATTCCTTGAAGATGCGCTTTCGTCGGATGACGAAGGCATTGCTTCCGTATTCAAGAAGCTTTTTATGGGGCCAAATAAGAAGAATGCTGCCGATGACTCTGTCATGGAGCTTCAGGAAATTCACGGGCGCGCGGTACGGCACAAGAAGGCTATCGAGAATTACCGGCGTACAGGTGCATCAGGGGACAAGCTCTATCCTGGGAACCCCGGCAAGCTCACGAAGACAGAAGAATATGCAGTCGAATTAGATAAGTATCTTCAAGACTCTGGTATTGAAGGCGGCGATTTTAGTGAAGCACAGGAGCGCATAGAGCGTTATGCGGCGATGCGAACAGAGGTGGATAATATCAAGGAACAGCTCAAAGAGCTTAAGCCGCGTGTTCGCGAGGCGCGTATCCTGCAGGAGGGTCTCGCTGATATTGCGATTGTGCCAAAGCAGCACGTCCAAGCGATTGACCGCATCGTGAATGCGGCAAATTTCCGCGATTACTTTAAAGATATTTCCGGATTCGCAGGGCAGGCACGTGACATCTATCGCAATTTTGAACGGTTTTTCGGCGAAAAATATGCGGAAGTTAAGAAAGCTGTACTCGATCCGTTCGACGAAGCCAAGGGTCACTTCGTAGATCTCAATAAAGATCTGGCTGACAATCTGGATGATGAGGTGGTCAAGAAATTCGGCTTTCGTCGCGGCTCCAAAGAATCTGCTGCCATTCAACGGTACGGTGATACGGATCTTCCGGATGGTCTGCGCATGTCGCGTGACGATCTGGTAAACGAATTTGGCAAAGAGAAAGCAGCTAATATCATCGCGGCAGACAAGTTCTTCCGAGAGACGTACGACCGGCTTATTGACGAGCTGAATGCTGTACGAAAGAAAATATACCCGAACACGCCAGGGAAGCTCATCGCGAAGCGCGCGAATTATTACCGTCACTTCACGGACCTCACTGAATCCTGGGGAGATGCCTTGCGCGAGTTCTTCGATACGCCATCCGGCATTGACCCTAACCTTGTCGGGCTCTCTGAATTCACGAAAGCAAAATCCAGATTCCTTCCGTTCGCAGAAAAACGTGAAGGACAGGCGACGAAGCTTGATGCAATCGGCGGTTTTGTGGATTATATCCCGGCATTTGCATACGCAAAGGAAATTGAACCTACCATATCGACATTCCGGTATCTCCGGAGCAAGCTTGCGGGGATCTCACCGAAAGCAGGCGAGGAATTGGAGCTACCGAACGGAAAGAAATTCAGGAGCAAAGGAGCCGAGTCCTTCCTCGGATTCCTTGATGACTTCGCGCGTGACCTGACGGGCAACACAAACCCGATGGACCGCTGGACACAGCGCGTAGTCGGCCGTCGCACTATTCGAGCCGCGCGATTCGTTAATAATCGCATGAAAGCGAATAGTATAACTACGTTCAGTTCTGCACTCGCGCAGGTATTTAACGTTCCTGCGGGTATCGCCGATACGAAGCTGTACGCCGCGAAAGGATTAAAACGCTCGTTCGGAGGTTTGGTCGTTGAGAATGAACCGTTGACGCAATCAATCTTTCTAAAAGAGCGTTTTGCCCAATCTGCCTCCGAGCGATTCCCGTTTCAATTTAAAAATCGTCCTGTAAAAGCAACGGGAGATCTGCTTAAAAAGCAGGCAAGCTGGGTGCTGCGCGCCATGGATATGGCAGGTACAAAATTCATATGGAACTCTGAGTATGAAAAAGCTCTTGCGCTCAAAACAAAGGGAGAAATCGAAGATGCAGTCAAGTATGCAGACGACAAGACTCGCAAAATGGTCGCTGGGCGCGGTATCGGTGAAGTACCACTCGGTCAAAAAGCACTCACGGCACAATTCGTCTTCCCATTTACACTCGAGGTAGGAAACGCATGGTGGATCATGAAAGATTGGGTTGACGAGAGAGATGCTGGGGCTCTCATGACATTCTTTGTCGCAAACTATGCGATGAATGAGATTGCCGAACAAGTACGGGGTTCACGCGTAGCAATCGATCCAATTAACTCTTTGATAGAGGGGAGTATCGCCCTATCGAATGAATGGGAAGAAGGAGACTATGCTCGCGGTGCTGTAAAGTTGCTCGGTCGGCAAGCTGGCGAGATTCTTGCGAATATTCCATTGGGGCAACAAGCGGCCGCAATAGTGCCAGATTCAGGAGTCCAGAAGATAACTCAATACCTTACCGGAGCGCCGATGGATAAACAGGAGGTGTTCGGTAATTCGATGATTTCTGGCCGATTCGGGACGCCACTCATCGTGAGCGGTCTTGAAGACGCCGTATATCGCCTCCTTCCGCCCGTGGGCGGCATACAGTTAAAGAAGACTTACCAGGGTCTAATGTCGCTCTTGCATGGCGTAGCTGAAGATTCTAAAGGACGTGTATCGTTTGCAGTCTCGCACTCGCCACAAAATATTGCGCGCGCTCTTGCGTTCGGTGCGGACGCAACAAGCGAAGCGCGAAAGCACTTTGAGGGCAGCGATAATCTCTTCGAGCGTATAGACCGACAAGCTGCGGATACGTTCGTACGTAAAGCTACAGCAGAGAAGGATTGGACGGAAATAAAGAAATTAGCGGCCGATGGCCGTGGCGACGAGGCTGCAGATGAACTCACGGAAATTGCGGCGAAAGACCCGCTGGAAGCGAAAGCTATCATGGAGATAGCGAAAGATGAGAAATTGGGGCTCACCTCCAATGACAGACTTGTAAAGATGCTAAATGTGCAGAACGGAGAACGCGCCAAATATATCGTTGAGCAATTAAAAGATATGAAGACTGGGGATGAGAAGGCAGATTATATAGAAGATCTTGCTGCGAAAAAGCTCATCAACAAAGAGGTAATCAATCAGATCTCGCTCTTACTCGGTTCCATAAATTAGATGTTTAAGTTGCGCTATCGAGTAGTCGTGTTCTGACAGGTTTAAACAGGAGTTATAACCTGAATTTCTGCCGATCATATAAATCATAAAAACAGCGGTTAGCAGCACAAGTAGGTAGAACCAGTTCACGCGATTGTTCTCGTGTTCTTTCATATACCAGCTATACAATGCTTCCTCGGAATACACAATAAGGCGACGAGATAGCCAATATGTCGGAATATTTCGAAGGTTAAAATTCCCTTATTTTATATAGTTTTTGCATGATTGCGTCTACGCGAAAGCGACTCACTCCGGAAAGGCGAGAAGCTATCGAGAAACAGCTTCAGGGGCGGTTTACACGTCCCATTCGCTCTGGCATGTCCTTGCGACTTCTTCGCGGCGAAGAAGTCGAGGAACAGATAAAAGGATCAGTTGCAGAATTTGCAACGCGAACGGAGAAGGAGCTCACGACGAAACGAGAAGCTATCGAGAAACAGCTTCAGGGGCGGTTTAATGCCGTGCTCGAATATCTCCAAGGCTACGCAGCGCGCCTCATTTCAGACGCAGTTAGCCAAATTCCCACTCCGAAGGACGGCCATACGCCTACATCAGAGGAGATTGGCGCGATGGTCGCTCCGATCATGGAAGGTGTCCGCACCGATCTCGATGCCCGTCTGAGCAGGATAGAGCAGGCACTCACCACTCCCGCATCCGAACTCCCGCAGGATCTCAAAGGACTCGAAGAAATGATAAAAGGCTTCGTATCAAAGCATGCTTCCAGTTACTACGGAGGAGGCAGTCCCGGCTACTTCTTCGACATCCTAGACGCACCGAATAAGGCAAAAGGACTCGGTGCCGCATACAAGGGCAGTGAGAATAAGGTTCTAAAGGTGTCTGCGGATGGAAAACAGCTCGTATGGGCTGATGAAACGACAGCAGGAGGACTCACGCCGCTTGCTGCACAGGAGGACCCGGACGGCTCACGTACTTCGTTCACGTTCGATGCGCCGCCAATTATTATCGCAACCGAGTTCGGTTTCTTCATTGAGGATGCGGCCAATGGGTTCACTCTCAATGGGAATGTGGCGACATTGCCAATGGCGCCAAGCAATTTTGTAAAAGGATTCAAATAAGCCTATGAAAAAGATACTTCCATTCTTGCTTGCTTTCATCCTCGGATTGTTCTTCGCCACAACGCATGTGGCAGGCGCAGTCTCTACACAATGGGACTTCACTGGAACGGTATTGCGCCCGTTCTCGAATATGTGGTCTGCACCTATTCAAGTGCCATATGTCGTTGCGACGTCAACAACTGCGACTTCAACATTCCCTATAGCTTCTGTAGATACGTTTTGCTTTTCAACGGATTGCCGTACCGCTTGGCCATCGGATTACACGGATGCCCAGGCAGATGCCCGTATAGCGCTGCAGCGTGGCGTGGCGGGCGGCCTGGCCCCGCTCGACGACGATGGCTTCGTCCCCTCGCTCAACCTACCTCCTCTTGCTGTCACGCAATATCTCGGCAATTTCACCAATACCACCACAGCCCTTGATGATAGCGACGTGCAGGCAGCCCAGCGCGGCGACTTCTTCACCGTCTCGACCGGCGGCGGGCAGAGCTACATCATCACGAGTGACGACCCGACCGACACCGGCGACATCGTGAAGCTCTCAACCCCGACCGATAACGTGCTTTCGGTCAACGGGCAGAGCGGCACCGTGCTGCTCGATACCGACGACATCAGCCAGGGCACGACGAACCTATGGAGCCAATGGGCGACCGGCAGCGGCAGTATCAGCTACACCGCTGGCAATGTAGGTGTTGGCACGACATCACCGAGCGCGAAGTTGGATGTGAATGGAAACATACAAGGTAATCTACTTACATTAAATGGTGTAAATCCCCAAGTAGTAGTAGATACCTCCGACGGTTCAGAT